GTAGTTCACCCACGTGATGCCATCGAAATCGAACGATGCGAACGCGTCGCCGAATGCATCATCACGGATGTCGCGGGCGCCTTCCCAGTTCAGGAAGGTACGGATCACGTCCGGATGGTTGGAGAACTGGTCGTAGAAGACGTCTCCGCACAGCGCCATGATGCGGGTGGCCTGCGTGAAGGCGCCCTGCGCTTTGCGCGCCATGGAACGCTTGATCCCATTGATGATCGGCCGCAAGCTGTTAGCGGTGCCGGCAGCGAGGTTGAAGCCGACCTCCGTCGCCTGATTGATCTGGAACTCATCGAACCAGTTGTAGAGGACCGATCCGTCGGCCGGATTGAGCACCAAGCCTTGCACGGCAGCCAGGCGGAGATACTCCTTCGTGTACTCGACGCTTGCCAGAAGGCCAGTCGGGCCAGCGAGGCGGCGGGCCACTTCGCGTTCCAGTTGCATCGGAACGGTCACAATCTGACCGGTCGGACCTTCCGGGAATTCGCGAATGTTCTGGATTTCGTAGGTGTGGATTGTGTCGCTGTGCATCAGGCGCGGCACGTCGAAGTAACGCATCTTGCGCTTCTCAGTCGTGCGTTGCGCGCCCTCCGTGCCACGCTCGCTGAAGCCAATGAGCTTCAGCGTGCCGGTACGCTCTTCGACCGAAACAGCAGTGGTGCGAATCGGATTCGGGTCGAAGATGTTCAGACGGCCCAGCGCTCCCGGTTGGTACGGATTGCGCTGCACGCCCTGCGTCAGGGTCAGCGCGCTGAATGCGTCGCTGTTAAAGATGTCGATGATTTCGCCAGCCATGGCTTGTTCCTTTTGGAAAAAGAAAAGCCGCCTTGCTGGCGGCCTCTGGGATTGCGGAAAAGAAAAAGCCGCCCTAGGGCGGCTTGTGGATCAGGCGGTTTCCGCGTTACCGCGGCTGGATGCCAAGCGACTTCAGTTGCGCAAGAGCGGCAGTGATTGCGGCTGCGCTCATGCCCGTCGGCCAAACCAGTTCGGAGGCGTTCACCTCGCACTGACGGACGACCACCGCGCACGGCTTGTCGACGGTGGTGACATCTTTCGTTGCGAAGAGGATGCCGCTCGGGATCTGCGATCCGTCCACGTTGGCCGGGTCGAAGGGCTTGTATTTGCCCGATCCGGCCGCCACCGTGATCGAAAAGCTGTCGCCCGGGACAAAGGCAGTGCCGCCGGCAGTGATGGTGAAGGAAAGACCGCCCGCCTTGAAGGCCACACCAGTCGTGCCGTGACCGACCTCCGCACCCGTGGGGTCAGACACAATGAAGTGCGTCGCATCGTCGAATTCGACGGCGTAAACGCCGACCTTGGCGGCATAGCCGGCCGCGGTTAGCGACCCCAAAGTACCGTTGCCCGTGTTCGTGCCGCCGGCGGCCGACGTAACGGTCGGATTGCCCGGAGTAGCAGCGGCAGTCACCGTGAAGGTGTCTCCGGCCACGAATGCCGTACCGCCAGCCGTGATGGTGAAGCCGATTCCGAGCGCACTGAATGCGACGCCAGTGGTGCCGGTAGCCGTCTGCCCATCCGGCGCGGTAACCGTGAAGGCAGTCGCTGCGGTGAACAGGATGTTGTAGACGCCGATCATCGTCGCAGGCGCGGCCTGCGGCGTGATCGTTCCGAACGTGCCGTTGCCGGTATTGGCACCAAGCGCCGCAGCTGCCGCAGTCAAGGCCGATGTGACCGTGCCAAGCACCGTGCCAGCGAGCACCTTGACGCCGCCGGTCAGCGTGCCTTGGTCGATGGATTGATGGCCGTTGGCCAGGGAGACGATAAAGCCACCGTTGTGGAACGTCTCCTGGAACGGCGTATAAGTGGGATTGCCCATGGTTCTGATCCTTTAAGGCGGAAGCGGTTAGCGGCGGCCAGCGGGGTTCACGGCCTGGAGGTTCTTGTCCCAGCGCGCAGCAAGGGCCTGTTGAGGCGACTGCTTCGCGGCAGTGGTGCCGATGCTGGGATTGCGAGCAGCGCGGTCCGAGTGTCCTGCGGGTGCAGGGGTTCCCTCCAACGTGGCGATCGCTTCGGCGCGTGTCATGCGCGTTTTGAAGGCCAGGTTAGCGGCCAGCACCGGATTACGGGCAGCGCCCTTCGAAGCAAAGATTGCTGCGCACCGTGCCTGCTCACGACGGCGCGCACGTGCAGCCTGGCTGCTGCCGCGCATCTCATCGTCGTCGTCTTCCGCATCCGGGTCGGAGTCGTCATCCTCCTCACCCTTGGCACGAGCCTCTTCTTCCTTCTTTTCTTCCTCAGCCTTGCGCGCCTCTTCTTCCTTGCGCTCTTTTTCGGCTTTGCGGGCCTTTTCTTCTTCCTCGTCCAACTCCTCCATGCGCTTTGCATAGTCGTCGTCGGATTCACCTTCTCGTTGCTTGCGCTCGTCATCTTCGTTCTCGGCGCGAGCTGCGCGGGATGTCAAGCCGGCGAGATGGGCGAACGAGAGCCCGCGCGCCGCAAGGGTGCGAATACTCATATTTGGAACCTCTTGGGTGGGGGTGTCAGCCCAGCTCAGCGAGCAGGGAGCGAAACGCTTCATCCGGCGCCATCACGGCGTCAGCAAAGCCGATCTCGACGCCAGCGGCGCCAAGAAACGTTGTTGCCTGTGTGCCGCGCACCTTTGCGGCAGACATATTTCGGTTACGTGCGACGGTCTTGACGAACAATTCGCCCATTTCGTCGACATCCGCTTGGAATCTAGCGAGGGCATCATCCGACAACGGTGCATATTCGCTGCCGTCGGCTTTCCGTGCGCCGTAGTGGATCATCGTGACAGTGATGCCTTCTTTGGCAAGCGCCTTGGAGAAATCGACGTGCGCGCAGATCACGCCGACCGAGCCTGTCCCTCCTGTACGAGGCACGATGATCTTGTCGGCAGCACTGGCGATGGCATACGCAGCCGAATAGGCGCTCTCGGAAAGGACCGCCCAGATTGGCTTGCGGCCTCGCGCGCCGTAGATAGCGTCGACAAGATCGAAGCAGCCGGCGACCTCACCACCTCCGCTATCGATGTCGAGCATGATGGCGCGCACACCATCATCCTCAAGCGCCATGCTCAAGTTCGCGCGAATTCCGTCATAGCCCGTCATGCCGCAGGTTGGGCGCATATAGCCAGATTTCTGAACCAGCGTCCCATTAATCGGGATAACAGCGACACCAGCCACAACGTCGTAGTAACGATCCGGCACCTCATCATCGGACTCACTGAACCCGAATTCACTAAGGGCCACTGCGTCGCCGTTGGCGCGAAAAAGCTTGGTGATACCAAAGCGGTCGGCAAGCGCTGCCATCACCAATTCAGCCTTGGCAGGAGTGATTGCAAGCGGCGTGTTGAACAGGCGCTGTGCCAGAAAGGGCAGATTCTTCATTGCGGGTGAGGTTCCTCTTCCGGGCCTGATGCCTCGGTCGCCCCGTCGCCGAACCATTTCGGCGCCGGCAACCCAAGGCGCTTGAACTCGGCTACTTCAATCGAGCGTTGGTGCAAAACTTCTTCCCAGTCGAGGCCCTGTTCCGCGCATTCGCGCTTGAGCGTTGAAAGACCAGCATCCAGACCCAGGATTGCGCCCTGCTTCTCTTTGACTGGATCGACCCAGCCACGCGCAACCCCGAGCCAGTCGCATCTGGCATATTCCGTCGTCGCATCGATATAGTCAGGCGCATTCCGGGGCAGCACATCATCGAGGTCACCCCGCTCCATCACCTCCTGCAGCCAGGTGGCAAACAGGGGTGTAGCGGTGCCAACCTTGAATTCTGTGTTCCGGCGAGACAGCGTCTTCCAAGACTCAAGCAATGCGGCCCGCGCGCTGGAATAGTTCGTCTTCGACCAGTCCTGAGTAACCTGCTCGGCGGAGACGCCCAGTGCAGAAGCAACTGAGCGGAGCATCTCCTGTGCGAATTCGCTGAACCCTGTGTGCGGATGAGCCGCCGCAACTTGCTTGATTTCTTCGCCAGGCGCCAACGTCGGCACACGGACGTTGTTCAACATCGCAGGCCGCTCGCGCGCCCAGTCCGCCCGCATCTCTTGGTAGTAGCTAAGCTCCTCGTCGTCGTTGTCGAGACCTTTGCATGGGGATTCGCCGGTGATCCATCCGAGCTACATGTATCACGACACGCCAGAGGAAATCACGATCCGGCATGAGCGTGAGCGCGCCCGAGCAGATAGAGCCTGCGGCAACTGCGCAAACCGGTCTCCTTTCGAGATCAACGGAGAGCGCGTGAGGGAATGCAAATTCAAGCGGCGGACGTACGGGTTCCGCTGCGATCTGTTTGAGAGGGAGGCCGCGTGAGTGACGACCAGCTGAAGACTGACGACCAGGCGCTGCATGCCTACTGCCTGGATTGGGTGCGCTGGTGCCGCACGCGCCGGTTTCTTGCGCCGCCGGTTCCTTCGATGCTGCTGGCGCGCTTGCAGCCGCGCACCGGCAGTGGCCGTGAGCCAAACGGCCCGATGGATGCTGACATCTCGTTTTTCAACATGGCGATTCACGGCCTGGCTGAGTCGTACCCGCACGAATACGTTTGCTTCGCGATCTTCTACCTGCACGAAGCGACAAACATCAAGGCGGTGGTCGCCGACATGAACATCGGCCGTCAGACGTTCTATGACCGCGTGAAGCGGTTCGCCAAGCGCGCGAAGGTCATGACGCCGGCCATCCGGAAGATCCACATGGAGCACACCGCGCCGGAGGAAGGCCAAGCTGGCCGGCTGGCGCCTATCCAGAAGAACGAGGAGCGTGACAATGCAGACCAATAATCGGCTCTCCGGAAGTTTCAGTGGAAAGAGGTCACTCGATGACGAGTAACAGAATGTGGAATGGAGGCGCAGTCCATGCATGACCCATTCGCCCTGACCGGTCCGGCGTGCATCAGCTTCAGCGGTGGCCGGTCCAGCGCATACATGCTCTGGAAGGTCTTGGAGTCTCACGGCGGGAAACTGCCTTCGGACTCGGTGGCCGTGTTCGCGAACACGGGCAAGGAGGACCCGCGCACTCTCGAATTCGTCCAGAACTGTGGAAATCGCTGGGGCGTACCGGTTCGATGGCTGGAATACAGCGACACCGGCCTCGGCTTCAGGGAGGTGGACTTCTATACGGCCAGTCGTCACGGGGAACCCTTTGACGCCCTCATCGACCGGAAGAAATACCTGCCAAACGCGGTGACTCGATTCTGTACGGCGGAACTGAAGATAAAGCCCATCAACGCTTGGTTGATGCATCAGGGCTGGAGCGACTTCGACATGCTGGTTGGCATTCGTGCTGACGAACCCGCACGGATTGCCAAGATGCCGCACCTGCACAAGCCCCTGGCGATGACAGGCGTGACGAAGCAGTTCGTTAAGGCATGGTGGAAGGAACAGCCGTTCAACCTGCAGGCGGAGGATGGCAACTGCGACCTGTGCTTCAACAAGGGGGTTCCGGAGCTGATGAGCAGCATTCGGAAGAGCCCCGAGAAGGCGGTTTGGTGGGCACGGGCTGAAGAGCGCATCGGCGCCACGTTCGCCAAGAACCGGCCCAGTTATGCACAGATGCGGCGGAACGCCTTAGACCAGGCTGACATGCTTGGCTACGAGGACGAAGCTATCGCGTGTTTTTGCGGGGATTGAGGTATGCCGCTACAGATTCGCATATCCAGGGACCAGGACGCTGTGGGCGTCATCCATCGGCAAACCGAAGCGTCTACGGCAGTTGTCGCAGGCCGAGCGCAACAGCGAGCGTTGGCCGCGAGAAACCGCCGGCAATGCCGCCTTCCTGACCAACGGCATAAAGAACAGGCCCAGACAGCTCTCGCAGGTCTCGTAAATGCTCAGGTGCGGCGGGAACAAGGGTCTGAATCCGCGTATTTTCGGCACGTTCTGGATGCCTGTCGGACGGAACAACAGGCGTGCACGCAAGACGGGGAAGGTGTATCCCCTGCCGGCGCGATTGACCGCCTTTGCCACCCCGTTCAGCGCCTCGGTGTATCCGTTGCTGATGGGGTGGTCAAAGTAGGCGAGGATTTCCGTGCGCCAGTTTCTCATCGCCGTCAGCAGGACTTTGAAGTCCGGTTTGATGGGCGCGGGGACGCTTGCAGCAAAGGCGTCATAGGCGGCCACGGCTTCAGCCTTGGGCAGCGTGTAAATGGCGTAGAAGGCTTCCTTCAGTTCGTAGGCGGCCTTCATCTCGGGCTCATTTTCCAGCCAGATGTCACGGGTGAGGCGGTCCTGTTCGGACAGGCTTGCTTCTCGCTTGTTCAGGACATGTCTCGACCGGACGCCGTGCCGCCGCAAGCCTTTGCTCTTCTGCTTGCCAAGGCGGATTCGTACGCGCTCCATGCAGTAGTTGGCCATTCGCACGACGTGGAACTTGTCGATGACAACCGGGACGCCTGGGAAGTACTCGTCCGCCAGGTCGCGGTATGGGCGCCACATGTCGATGGCGATTCCCTTCACCATCGAACGGTCCTGGAACCGATTGAGCCAGTTGGTGATGGTCGCCTTGTCGCGTCCCTCAAGCATCTCAATTGGGCGGCGTCGGCCGATGTCAGTGATGACGCAGCGCATCTTCCCTTGGATTTGGGTTTCATCGATGCCAAGCCATTCTGGAAGCTGCGGCAGGTAGCCGTTGTCCGCCCAGGCGATGTGCTCGGCTGCCAGGGAGCGAACGGTTTTCTCGTCGCAACCAACGTGGTCAGCTACCCGGATGAAGGTGTCCAGCATCGCTTGATGCTTGATGTAGTGGGCGCAACGCTCTGTCATCCGCCAGCCGTCCACTACGCCGCCCAGAGGCTGTTTGAAGGTCTTGGCGCAGTCTCGGCACTTGAGCCGCTGCACGGCGGCTATCGCGATTGACGCAGCTGGGATCGGCTGGGTAGGAGGAAGAGGATGAAAGCGAAACCACTCAACACCGCCAGCATCGCGCCGAATCTCTTCTGCAATTCCTGCGGCTGGCCAATCATCCACGCGTGCTGCAACGACGAGATGAGTAACGAGCCATGGGGCACCGATTATTGGGGCTACTGCTCAAACAAGGGGTGTGTGAACCACGATGGCCAGGCATGGGATCAAGATGGGCTTGATTTCGCATTCAGTCCTGAGGCGCAGCGAGATGCCGAATGAGATACAAGCTTGAGGTGATGGGGCTCTCAATGGTGCCCTTTGAGTCTAGGCTGCTGAGCGAGGCCGAATTCGATGACGTCTCCGATCTTCGAGACGCAGTATTCAACGCGTTCTCCTCGGATCAAGTCAATCACGTTTGGATTGCGCTAAATGGCGAACGCCGGATTGTGACGAACTGTGCTCAGTTCCAGCACGAATACATGCAAGATATGCCGACGGTGGCTAGCTAGGAAGCGGGATGGACGAACCCACACTCGAGCAAGTAATCGAAGGCTATCGCCGCCTTCCGCTAAGCATTGAAGAGCGCGCGGCGGGCATAGCGCGCCATTTATCACGCGGGACGGCGGCAGTAGCCGTTGAGCGCATAGACGGCACGGTTGCGCACTTCCTGCAACAGACCATGCTCGAAAATCCCATGTTCCACTTGAGCGGCGGCATGGGCAACCCACATCGATTTGAAGTCAGCAGGTTTGAGATTGATATGGCGCCCCCCGGGGCGCCCTAGGAGGGGGAGATGGAAGTCAATTATGGCGAAGGCAAGACCGAGTTCGGCCCAGGCGTGAGCATTGAGCTGACCGGCGATGAGGTTGCGACTGCGATCGACGCCTATCTTGTGGCGCACCGTATCCATGTTAGCGGGCCGCGCACGGTGAGAGTCAACGGCGAGCTTTGCAGTTACGGACGCGTGTACGTCGACCCAAGCGGCTTTGCCATCGCAGACGGAACACGGTTTTCTGGGCGAGGCCCCAACTCGCCGTAGTGTGAGCATATGCATGCCCGGACAACTGTGTACGGAAAAATCCGTACAAAATAGTTCTGGAAAGGCCCGTACAAATCAGCCTAAAATCGGCCTCAATTCGATAGTCTGAATCAGTGTCTCTAAAGCCCGCGCGATGCAAATCAGCGGGCTTTTTGCGTTGGAGTGCGCCATGTTCATGCCCACCTACTACTTCCTGTTGTGCGGCATCTGGATGCAATCCTTTATGGTGCCGTGGGTTTGCTAGGAGCCCCTTCAGCGAAGCCGCAGACCACCGGCATTGCTGGCTAAGCGTGCCCCATCTATCGCGCGGGTGCATCGGTTGGCGGTTTCGCTGAGGGAACTCCTTCAGTACCTCAAGATCATTTGCGGGTTTGGCCGAGTGGTCATGCGCCAGCCTTCCAAGCTGTGTACGCCGGTTCAATTCCGGCAATCCGCTCCAGAGCACTGACGTGTCTCCTCCTCGGGTTTGCGCCCGCTTTCGCCCGGCCTGCTTCGGTAGGCTGGACACCGCCACCCCGCATCAGCGTGCCGGCATGGGCCGACACTTATCGGAAGCTGGCCAAGGAGGCCGGCAGCACATCGGGGAACTGGTCGACGTCGACGGTTGAGGTTGCGCGGGGGCCGATGCTCGCGGTGACGGAGCCAGGCGTCCACGTGATCACCACGATGGTGAGCACGCAGCTGCTGAAGACCGCACTCCTCGAAAACGTCTTTGGCTACTTCGCGCACCTTGATCCGTGCCCGATCCTCCTGTTGCAGCCTAAAGAGGCCGCGGCAGAGCAGTTCAGTAAAGAGCGGATCAGCCCGATGATCCGGGTCACGCCTGCGCTGCGGGACCTGGTGGGAACGAGCAAGACGCGCAACGCGGATGAGACGTTGCTGTTCAAGGCGTTCCCTGGCGGCTTCCTCGCGCTGGCTGGCGCGGGTAGCCCGGACAACCTTGCGCGGCGTCCAGTTCGGGTAATCCTGGCTGACGAGGTGGACAAATACCCCGTCACCCGTGAAGGGGAGCCGATCGCGCTGGCTGAGGAGCGTACCGCCACCTTCGGTGTGAATTGGCTGTCTATCCGCGCCTGCTCGCCGACGGTCGAGGACGAAAGCCGTATCGAGGCGAGCTACAAGGAGTCGGACCAGCGGCGCGCGTCGCTGTCGTGCCCGCACTGCGGACACCGGATGTTCCCGGACTTCTTCAAGCACGTCGACTGGGAAAAGCGTCGTGATGACGCAGGCAACGTTGTCGAGCACTTCACGAAGACCGCGCGGATCGCTTGCGAGTGCTGCGGCGAGGTGTGGTCAGAAGGCGATCGCCTTCGTGCGCTTGCGTCGGCGAGGTGGCACCAGACCAAGGCGTTTGACTGCTGCGGCTCGCGGCACGTACCGCTTGATGCCTATGAGCGGTCCTGGCGCGGCCCAAATGATGAGCGCGAGGCCAACCCCGACGCCGCCGTCCTGGCTGTTTGGGATTGGTGGGAGAGCGACCGGCACGCCGTATATCGCGCAAAGTGCCCGGATTGCGGCAAGTGGGGTGTGGATAACGAGCATGCCGGCTTCCAAGCCAGCAAGCTCTACAGCCCGTGGCAGAAAGACAAGCCTTCTGACATCGCCGCCAAATGGGTGGCCGCCCACGCGGACGAAGACAAGAAGCAGACGTGGTGGAACACCCAGATGGGCATGCCTTACCGCCCGAACTCTGGGAAGGCGCTGCGCGTCGATGCACTGCTTTCGAAGTGCGAAACCTGGGCTGCCGAGGTTCCGGATGGTGTTGCCGTTGTAACGGCCGGGATTGACACGCAGGGTGACCGCTTCGAGGTTGAAATCGTCGGCTGGGGCCGGAACGAGGAAAGCTGGTCGATCGCCTACGAGGTGATTGAGGGTGACATGGAGTCGCCCGAGGTCTGGGAGCGATTGGATGCCCTCCTCAAGCGCATTTGGTATCGCGCGGATGGCCGAGGGTTTGAGGTTATGGCGGCGTGCCATGACTCTGGCGGTAATCACACGCAGAAGGTCTACGAGTTCTCGAAGGCACGGCTAGGCCGCCGCGTGTGGGCGATCAAAGGTGAGTCCGCCGTCAACGGGAAGCGGAACCCGATCTGGCCGGT